TTTTTGATCGTGTCAAACCTCTGGAACTGCACCTGATCCCCTCTTGATAATTTCTGCTCATCACAAGTAGCAATCGCCTGTCTGTTCAATTCCCTTGTAATATCTGCAAAACTTGTTCCCTCCGCTGCCATCTGAAAAATCATTTTCACGACTTTTGCAGCCTCCGGATCAACTTCCAGCCTTCCATCTTTTCCTTTTTTATAGCCATATCTGGCATTTACCGGAAGACGTGTACCATTTTTTGTTCTCGTCTGCATTGCTGATGAAATTTTCTTGGACAAATCCAGGCTATACATATTGTATACCAGATTCTGCAATGCCACATTCATTCCACCAGTCATTCCGCTGCTTGCTGCACTGTAAGCTGTCGCCCTCATCAAAGTTCGGCAGCGGGAGATTACTATGCCACTGAACCGAAGGCTACGGAATGGCTGTGCAAGCTGGAGCAGTTTGAAGGCCAGATATTGGAACCTTCGTGTGGCGAGGGTCACATGAGTAGGGTGTTGGAGGCGGCAGGGTATGATGTGGAGAGCCGCGACCTTGTGGACAGAGGTTACGGCGAGGTGGCAGATTTTCTCGCAATAGACAACTTAACGTGGAACGGCAACATCGTCACCAATCCACCCTACAAATATGCGCAGCAGTTTGTGGAGAAGGCACTAAGCATCATCCCCGAAGGTAAGAAAGTGGCGATGTTCCTGAAGCTGACTTTTCTTGAAGGCAAGGCCCGACGCGCGCTCTTCCGCTCTACCCCACCCATTCGTGTTTGGGTAAGTTCGTCGCGACTGAAATGCGCTCCCAACGGAGACTTCAATGCGATTGTGGGCAGCGCGGCAGCTTACGCATGGTTCGTATGGGAGAAAGGATATAAAGACGAGACAACTGTGAAATGGTTTAACTGATAGATTTACGAAACAACAAAGCATGGTAGAACTGAATAAGATATATAATGAAGACTGCCTGGAAGGGATGAAAAGGATTCCGGACGGGAGTGTGGATTGCGTGATATGCGATTTGCCGTATGGTGTTCTCAACAAACAGAGTGAAGGAGGGAAATGGGATAGCATTATTCCGCTTGAGTCATTATGGAAAGAATATCTACGCATAGCAAAAAACAATGCAGCGATTATTCTTTTCTGTCAAGGTATGTTCACTGCACAACTTATGGTGTCGCAGCCGAAACTTTGGAAATATAATCTTATTTGGAGCAAAAACAGAGCAACGGGCTTTTTGAATGTCAACAAGATGCCTCTGCGCTCGCATGAGGATATTGCAGTATTCTATCGGAAGCAACCTATCTACAACCCTCAGATGATAAAATGTGCGCCACATAAACGAAACCATCACAGGGGCGATGGTTCTCATAGTTTGAAGCGGGGGTGTTACGGCGACCATAAAGAAGTGCCTACTATCGTATCAGACGAAAAATTTCCAAAGAGCATTATCTGCTTTGATAAAGAACATTCAGCCGACGCCTTCCATCCCACCCAAAAGCCCGTAGCTCTTATTCGGTACCTCATCCGTACCTACTCCAATGAGGGCGACACCATCTTAGACAACTGCATGGGCAGCGGCACCACTGCCATTGCAGCCATCCGCGAGAAGCGCAGCTTCATCGGCTTTGAGCTCAACAAGGAGTATTACAACAAGGCTTGCAAGCGCATCAAACTGGAGATGGCGCAGCCCACTCTCTTCTGACAAACATAACCAACAACAACACAAAAACAACACATGAATAACAACCGACACAAAGTATCAGGATAACACAATGCAGCAAGCGCACAATATATACTTAACTAAATTCCAGCAGCAGTCGCTATATATGGGAGCCAAGGATGAGCGAGTGATTGCTGCCCGCCGTGTGGGTAAGACCGATGGCTTGGTAGCTCCTTATGTGTGGGCCGCAAGCAACTCCATGCCTGGTATGCTCGGCGCATGGGTAGCAGTGTCGCGTCAACAGGGCTTCGGCAAGACCATACCGAGTACGATGGCAGCCATGGAGCGTATGTTCGGCTTTACGCAGGGCATACACTTCGGTTGGGGACGACCGCCGAAACATGCTCGCGAGAGTATCTTCAAGCCTAAGAACTACGAGAATTATATATGGTTTGCCAATGGTGCGGGATGGGTTCTTATATCCCTCTCGCAGACCGCGAGTGCCAACAGTTACACGTTTAGTGCGCTTGTGGGCGACGAAGCGAGGTTCTTTCCTCTAAAAAAGGTAACTGACGAGTTGATGCCGGCTCTTTCAGGCCAGACACATCCATTAGGCAACATCAACTTTACGGAATACAATCCGATGTATAAGAGTACGCGCTTTCTCTCCGATGCAGCCCTTACAGCCAAAGGGTCTTGGCTTGAAAGGGAGGAAGAGAAACTGGACTTGACCGTGGAGACGGGTCCATTCAAAGGCAAGACCTACAGATGGGTGCAGGAGCAGTTGGAGGATTACGCCAACAAGGTGATACGCTACAACGACCTGCTGTATAACGCAAAGAAGACAAAGCACGGCGTACATGTGGTGCCGAAGGAGTTGCGCACGATGATCCGTGCCGTGGCTCTAAAGATGATGAAGCATGAAGGAGAATACCGCATAATGCCCAACCATGGGCAACACGTCACCAAAGCGATGGTGGAAATGGCCGTAAACTATAAGCTCATTCCGCAGGACGATGCCGAACTGATTTATGACTACGAGTATCTCATCACGCCAGAAGAGGATTTTGAGATGCAGATGTTCCTGCGGTCGAAGAAGTTCTCTGAAGGCTATCTGCGAGAACTGCGCCGTGTGGCTTTCTGTGTGCGCCGCGCGTCGTCGCTCGATAATGTTGATGTTCTCTCAGAGAGTTACATAAGGCAGATGAAGCGCGATCTTCCTCCCATGACCTTCGCAATTTCAATACTCAACTTGAAAATCCAGAAGACGAATGATGGCTTTTACTCCAACCTTGACATCGACCATGTTCACGGATATATACCAGATGATGATGTTCTTAGCCAGGCAAATTTTAGCACACAAAAAGTAAGCGGAATCATCAACGGCAAACGCATCACGAGCGAGAGTTATCAACCCGACTTCAAGGAGTTGGGCGAGCGCAACGACTCACGCATGGACTCCGACTGCATCAACTCCCTTCCTTTATATATAGCCTTGGATTACAATGCCAACATCAATACGCTTGCGGTTGGGCAAATGTATGAGCGCGACGGCATGGAGTGTCTGAATGTCATCAAGAGTTTTTATGTGAAGAACGAGCGCAAACTGCGTGAACTGATTGCCGATTTTTCTGCCTATTATGCTCCCAAGCGAGCCATCAACCGCGACGTGACGTATTTCTATGATGCCACGGCAAAGCAGGGCGCATCGTATGCTTCGTCAGACGAGCGATTCTACATGACCGTGATTGCTGAACTGGAGAAGCGAGGGTGGAACGTGACGGGCATAGATATGGGTGCTCCCGAGAAGCACGAGGTGAAGCACAAGATCATCAATGACGGCTTGGCTCACCTCTCCTACCCTGCCATCCGCATCAACCAGCCGAACAACCCTGACCTTATCATAGCCATGCAGCTTTGCGAAGTGCAGATTTCTTATAAGGGTTTCCACAAAGACAAGAGTCAGGAGAAGAAGCCTGAGAGCGAGGACACGCTACCCCTGCAGCAACGTACCGACTTCACGGATGCCTTCGACACCCTGTATTTAGGTTGCAAGTTCTTCCGTGGCGGTGGCGGTTGGTTTGTGCTGCCAAGTGGCAGATAAAAAAGACAGGCGCTTCGCAGTGCCTGTCTCGCATAACAAGATCCTTCGCCAAGGAACAAATAAAATATAGGTAAAGAAAATGTAAATATGTTTTATTCAACATTATCCTTGCTCATTCTTTAGACAGAGATAATTCAACCTTTAGTAAATCTTCCACGAGTTTGACATACAAAGCATAGCACCTTGCCTTCTTTTCACTGTCCCGTCTTGCCCTTTCAATAAGTTGCTCGCCTGTGCCGCAGAAACAACCGACCGTCCACATGTTGTTGCTCCTTGTCCAAGTGAAATATCTCCCTGATGAAAAGTTGTTCTTGAAAACTATGTAATCAGAATTTCGCGAAATCTTTGCATTGCCACACACCCATGCATTGCCATGCACCTCTGCATTGCCATGCACCTTTGCATTGCCATACACCTTTGTATTTACACACACCTTTGCATTGCCACACACCTTTGCATTGCCATACACCTCTGCATTGCCAT